TGCAGCGAGGGGGCGAATCATAGGCCAATAGCGCGTCCACCGCAAGGGCCCCGCAGATATTTTTTTAGCCAACACGTTTTGTCACCTGACCCGCTCCCCCCCTAGCACGACCGATACGCCACCGTTTGCCACCCCGTTCACGCGGCGGCGCAAACTACTTTAGCGGCACCGCGCCGGCTACCTCACCCCGGATATTCGCTGTGAGGCATGTTTCGCTGCTACGGCGCTGTCGTCGCACAACCAGCCCTGCGGCACGAAGCTCCACCTATATTCGCCACCGTTCAATCCAATATTCCTCCGCCGTTATGTAAATAGCATCCACCTCCCAACGCGGAAAGCAATGCAATAATGGTCACCTGCAGCCAGAGGTTAGCCACGAGCCAGCGCGAGCCCGTAAGCGCGCTCTCGACGCGTCAACGCAGCCTGTCGCACCAGAATCCAAGCAAGCTCGATATGAGATTTCCACGCTGCGCGCCCTATCCGCCGACAAGATTACTAAAGCGACGCCTAAAACCGACGCACGCCGCTCAAGTAGCGCACCGCCTATTCCAGCAACGGAAGCTGACGGGCTGCGGCCGAGGTTTCCGATAAACAGGCGAGGTCGACTCACCGCCACGCGGCACCAAAACGTCCGACTGGTAACCAACACTCCTCCCTCCAGCAACCGCACTGTCCCCCAAAAAAACTCCGCGGAAATCAGCACCGACGAGCTATATAGTAAGAGTCCCCTTCCTCCCCCCGGACCAGAGCGATGGAAGTACTTAGCGAATCCAGAGTACTGGGTGCCGTCGCGACGCAGATTACATTACAAGCTCATCACCAAAGCCACGCGCGGGGCACTAAAATTTGCAGAAACAATGCGCGCCAGCGGCAGTGAACCGGCCATCTATGCGCTGCGAGGCAACACGGCCGTTGGCAAAACTCGCATGGTTACCTCTCAAATTCCGGCCCTTCGCGCTGCGCTAGATAAAAGCTCGGATGGCATTGTGAATCCCGATCAATTCAAGCCGCCTTTACGTTCCAATGGCAATCAAAGCTTAAATTCCGCGCAAGTGCATGCTGAATCTTGCGTTCTTGCCGATCGTCTCGAAGACGAACTAAAATCGATGAAAACGGCTGACGGAGCAGCTGCCAGTTTCCTAGTGGACAAGCGCCTAGCGCGGGCCAGCGAAAGCGCTCACTATGCACTGATGGCGAGTAGCACCAGTCGAAAATTGGTACTCTGTGATATTGATGCCCCACTGGAAAATTCCCTCGTGGGCGTTTTAGAGCGTGACACCAAGGGTGCCGATCCTATCCCACCCTACCAAATAGTCAGCGACGGGTTTTCTGCGGTGCGTACGGATCGGGGAGCGGTAATAGACCAATCTATTAACAATCCGCAACTCGGCACTTATCAACTCTATAGCACCGATTCCTTGGGAAACAAAGTCAAATTTGCAAGTGTCGAGCATGGAGAATTGGTGATAGAACGTCCCGATATGTATGCCGAATTTATCGCTCCGCCAAGTACGCCGCCGGAAACAACCGGAAATAAAAAGATTGATATGCGCTTGATAAATCGAATTACAGATAAATTATCTCCGGATCGCGCCCGTGCCGTTCAACAATTGCTAAGTCCTTATAGCGGACTTACATGGAAACAAGCCCTCGACCAACACAGTACGCGGTCTGAATAACTGGAGCAAGTAATGCCAATATTAACCGGAAAAGAAGCACTCGCTTTTCATGAGCAACTTAAGACGGAAAACTCCAACAGAAAACGTGCGCAGCTTTCCAAAGCAAAAAGAGAAGCCGATGCAATAGGAAAGGAGAGTTTTGATTTAAGCAAGCTCGAAGAATTGTGCGATACCAGCATGGGCGGGCATATGCTAGACGATGAGGAGCAGCGTGCAGTATATGAATACGGCTACTATGTCGAACATCCGGAAGTACGAACTATTGTCGACTATTCGAAGCTAATTTCAGAACTAGGGAAATGGGCGTAGTGACAGGCCTTCCATGCTGTGGCACTTCATCATGCCGCTTATCTGCCTAATCGGCAAGCTCAAAAGCCGACGCCAAGCTCACGGCCGCACTGGTGACTGTAGCTTGGGCCTGGCACATCGGGTGTACGAGCGATCGCAATGGGATACGCTCCAGCACAAGCACGCGTCAAGATGCAATACATCCCGGCGTTGACTGCCGCTTAAAGTCGCAGTATCTGCGGCACCGCTTTGTGTTCCCTGCAATGCATAGACCGGAAAACTGTAGCGCCGTATTAGGGCATAAATCACACGCTAGCACGCAGCGCTACGCCCATCTGGCCACCGAATCTTTGAGGGATGCCATCACACGGATCGGACAAAATTTCCCCCACCATAAAAAAACGCGGGCTGCGTGACATGCGCGCAAACCCGCGTGGATATTGGTGGGCCTCCCGTGAGTCGAACACGGCACCAACGGATTATGAGTCTCTAGGTAAATTTATAAATATCATTAAGTTACACAAAAATCTGTTCCAAAACCGGAATTAGGTCACAACCCGCAAACCCTTGTCCTGCTTAGGGCAGTTTTAGCGTTGCGGAACAAAATTCGGGGCATCAGCCGGGCTTTCCGATCAGCGCTTCAGCAGGAATGTGCAGCCCATGATGCAAGCGCCTAATCATGCTCTAAGATTGCGGGTACGGTTTAGCACTTCATACACTCGACTTTTACTACCCAAGTAAGGTTGCATGTCGGCCACTGACAAATTGCCTTGTTCCATGCGAAATTTGATCGCCTCAATCGGATCCGGCAATCCCAGCGGAAAGTGCTTGGCCTCGTAGTTCTCGACCAAAGCCGATAAAATTTCCAACTGGTCGCCTTCAGGAGTGTTGGGCGCAGGATCAGCATCCACCAGCGCGGCAATAGCTTTCAGCGCTTCACTGTAATCCTGCTCAGTGTGAATCGGACAAATTTCCATCTTGTTACTCCAGTCCCACCGTTACGGCATCGATTTTGTCGTATTCGGCGTGAGTACCGACAAATTTGACATAAACCATGCCTAGACGGTAGGCGACGGCCACAATCAGAAGACACTTGCAATTGTACCTAGGAAAAACTATATTTTTTGCGGGCCCATTCGAATTGTGAATTAATAAACTTCTTTGTAGAGTGGAGGTTGACCATGTGCAAAACAATCAAGCTTATTTTGATGCTTTTGTTCTCGCCTGTGGCATCGTCAGCTTGGGCCGATGTCGGAGATGTCGATACTGAAGGATACTCCATGGTCATCCCCAATCAGACCAGCACGATACGGGTCCAAGACATTCAAGTGACAAACGTTGTGGAAGAAGGCGCTGGATGCCCTGAAAATGGTCGCCAAGCAAGGAATGCCAATGGAGCACCACTTTTTTGTCAATCCGGTGTGTGGAAGCCAGCACAATCTTATCAGGGCACCACAATGCAAGTTCAAGACATTCAAGTGACGAACGTCGTGGAAGAAGGCACTGTCTGTCCTGAGAACGGTCGTATAGCAAGAAATGCCGAAGGAGCGCCGCTCTTTTGCCAATCCGGTGTGTGGAAAGGTCAACGTCCTATTAGGACAATTACGGTAACCGGTGGACGTAGTTGCCACCAAACGCCGGCTTATGCCACTTGCCCCGCAGGTACCACTTTGGTCGGCGGAGGCTATACGCTAGTAGGTCAGCCGCATAAAGCCGGTGGAACAAACTCTCCAGACACGTCAAAGCCGTTTGATTCGGCAAGCTGGATTGTTGTAGCCGGTGGATATCCAGATTTTTGCTTTGATGCTTTCGCGGTCTGCGCACAATGACTTGGCAATCCGATGTTTAAATGTCAGAGGACATTCGACCTTTCAGGGATGCAATTCTAAAGGTGCCAGTGTTTTAGCACCCCGCCGTCTGCGGCCTCACCGCGCACACGTAGCGCTGGAGCGCCCGAAGCTTGTCTATCTCTCGCTGGTCGTCGGCCGCGACGGCGAAAACGCGTTGCGCAATCGCTGGGTCGAGGTCTGCATAGGCGGCGGCTCCATCGTCCACGCTGGCGGTGCTGGCAGTTCCGGACAGATCGTCGCCACGGGTTGAACAGTTGCGGACGGCGACACGCAGCCGCTCAGTGCCAGCGGCAAGAGCAGCACGGTAACGACGGCTGTCGGCTTCATGGGCTTGGCGTTCCTTCGTCAGTTGGGCATCGAGAACTTCAATTTTTTCCGCTGCGGCTTGGCGGTTCTCCGATGCCTTGCGCTCAGCGGCCAGCACGGCATCGGATATGGCTTTCAACTCCAGGGCGTGCCGCTCACGAACGGCAGCGGCTTCGGCATGCGCCTGCGCAAGCTGGGCGCAGTAGCAGAGGCCAAGTGCTGCGCCGGATAGCGCCGCGGCGAAGAACACGAGCACCCAAGAGGGTTTGATTTGCATGGTTAATATCCAGCGGTCCGGCCGCCAGCCAGCGGCACCCCTAGCCGCTGCACTATACGCCAATGGCGTATAAAATATGAGGCATGGAATTCATCGAAACCCCAACACTCACACGCTTGCAAGCTGCTCTACTGACGGACGACGAATATATGGGCCTTCAAAATATCTTGATGGAAAACCGCAACGGGGCAACATCATCAAAGGTGGTGGCGGAATTCGCAAGCTGCGCTATGCGCTGCCAGGGCGCGGCAAGAGTGGTGGGGTGCGAGTGATTTACTACTGGCTCAGGGACGATCAACAGATTTACATGCTGTTGACCTACCCCAAGTCGAAAAAGGATAATCTCACTGATCGGGAAACCGCTGTGCTGCGCGAGTTTGTAAAAGAGCTGTGATGATGGAACAAGCATTGTTCGATGACTTAGTGCAAAGTCTGAAAGAGGCCAAGGCGATTGCTCACGGGCAAGCTCCGGCCTCCCGCCGGATCAAGATGACGACGCCTGACGTGAAGACAGTACGCGAGCAGATCGGACTGTCGCAAAACGAGTTTGCCCGCTTAATGCGCGTCAGCGTCAAAACGCTGCAAAATTGGGAGCAGCATCGCCGCAACCCGACCGGTCCCGCTGCCGCCTTGCTCAAGATCGTGTTGACAGCGCCCGATACCGTGCTCAAAGCGTTGCATGCTTGAGCAAAGTGTACGATTTTTTATAGAAAACGACGCTTTTGCTTCAACGGTTTTGCTGAGCATCTGTGCCTTCGCCTCGCCCTGCCGGCATGTGACCCACGCATTTTTGAACGACCGCCTCCAGCGCCGACTGCCCTAGGATCCCTAGAGCAGAGGCGAAGCCCACGAGCGCGGTCGGGTGCAGATCGTTAAAGACCGTCAGTGCAGCGCCGGCGCTAGCGGACAAAGCCGCACCGATGATCATACGGCCGAACACGAGACGCGCGCAGATGCGCTCGCCACCAACAAGCAGCTTACCGAGCCCGATTATTGCGCCGATAGTCAGTAGCTTTAACAGGTCTCTTTCATGTTCGTTCAAGTGCATCATTCTTTCCCGGTGCGCATCATGCTTGCCAGACGCTGTGCGCTAGTATCCACTTGCGTGGCCCACTTCGAGGCGAGCCACCACGGCAGGTAGCGATCGAGCCACATCATCGAACGCATCACATCATTTTCCAGCAGTAAGTTACATCCGTCATCGGAGATGCCAACATCGGTCAGATTGCGGCCAACGCCAATCGGTGAATAGGCGACTATGTTGTTAATATCGCTTGACAATACTATCGCTCCTCGATATCATCCATTTCATGATCTCAAATTTCAAATGCTCGGACACCGCAGCGATGTTTGCTGGCAAGCGCGTAGCACGATTCGTCAACATTGAAACCGTTGCGATGCGAAAGCTTGCGATGTTGCATCGAGCAGCCAACGTCAACGATCTGCGCATTCCGCCGAATAACCGGCTGGAACTGCTAAAAGGGGACCGCGCTGGGCAGTACAGCATTCGCATCAACGAACAATGGCGCGTGTGCTTTCGCTTTGAGATCGGCAACGCATTTGACGTTGAGATCGTCGACTACCACTGATTGGAGACCTACCATGGCACGAGAAGTTATGTACCCGACGCCGGGTGAAATCCTCCAGGAAGAATTCCTGCGTCCAATGGGCATCACGGCATACCGTCTAGCCAAAGATATTGGTGTACAGCAACGGCGCATCAGCGAGATCATTACCGGCATGCGGGCAATCACGGTCGATACGGGACTTCGTTTGTCTCGCTATTTTGGGACAAGCGATGAGTTTTGGACCGGCTTGCAGCTGGATTACGATACCGCGATGGCAAAGGAGGAACTCGCCCAGCAGCTTTCTGAAATCCATCCGATCGAACCGGTCGCGGCTTAGACGTGACACCGCGCCCCGATTAGGCCAGCAGGTACATCGTACGTCGCCAGCTAACCACTTCGGCATCGATGGCTGGCTGACGACGAGACGTTACACTTGGCGCGCTGGCAATCTGGATCGTTTCAACGGCAATGTATTGGCTCTTGTGCGAATGCTTTGCAATTAAAAAGGGCCCACATGGCCTCCCTTTTCATCAACGCATCTCTACGCTCGTACTCGACACCTGGTAACTGTCTTTTATACCAGTTTTTCCGGCCAAGGATGCTCCCCATTGGCTGACGCCACGTGACCGAACGCATCACATCGTTCTCCAGCAGGAGTTGATGGCCAACCATGAGATGGACGACTTGACCAAAGCCGAAAGAAAGGCACTTTCTGACCTTTTGTCTTACGAACTTTTGCAACGGAGTGGATCATGAAGCGAAACCTGTTTGCGGAACTGAAGGCGGGCTTTGATGAACTCAAGGCCGAGCGTGAGGGCAAGTTGACACTGCGCAAGCTCAGTGTCGACCTGCCAGACATCGTTGAGATAACGGCGGACGAAATCAAGGCCATACGCGAGGCCAATAATGCATCACAGGCCATCATGGTGCGACGGCTGCGCGTGAATGAACGCACTTACTAGAACTGGGAGCAAGGACGGTCAAAGCCGAACACTCAAGCGGCTGTTTTGATCAAGCTGGTTGAGAAACATCCGGAGACAATGCGAATGTTTGAGACTTTATGACCAGCTGTCTTCCCGGAGGCGGGATCGTGGTCAACGCATCTCGGTTCGATGCCTCGAAACAACTGGACAGGGAAGACAAGTCAACCGCTAGAGCGCGATTACAATGCTGTTTTTTAGGCCCGACAAGGTACCACGCCTATGCGAAATGCATCAAACGACATCGCCCGTGCTGATTCACTCGATGTCATGCGAGGATTTGCTGCGCTTACGGTCATGTTCTCGCACGTCGTGATTGTATTTCGGCCAGCAAGTAATATGATTTTTAGCCGGTGGTCCCCGGCGTCGATCTTAGTAGCCGGCCATCAAGCAGTCATCTTGTTCTTTGTGCTAAGCGGCTTCGCGCTGGCATGCATGATTAACAATATGAAGCCATATAGCTATCCGCGATATTTTTTCATGCGGGTGCTCCGGCTCTATCCGCCATATGCATTTTCCATCGTCTTCACACTGATTCTATTCGGCATTCTAGGTAATATTGGGTACCAGTGGGAACATGGCTGGATGAATGTTGGAAAGCCTTACCTAACCACGTCATCAGCGATTCAGCACGCGCTAATGGTTGGCGTTTTCGGCATGGCCGATGTGAGTCCCGTCATCTGGTCGCTTGTCTATGAGATGCGCCTTTCGATCCTATTTCCTGTGATTGCGTGGCTAGTGGCCCGATTTGGGTTTCGCGCTGTCATCGGTTTCGCATGCTTTTCCGTGCTTTATTGGCTCCGATATTCGAAGGTTCCCGGCTCATGGCCTTTTACGCCGACCGCAAATCTACTAGAGACGCTGCATTATGCAACTTTCTTTGCAGCAGGTTGTTGGATTGCGCTAAATCTTCCCAGCATAAGAACTGGTTTCATACAGCTGAATAAAAACATTAGAATCGCTTTCATAATTCTCGCGGTGACACTCTACACATATGCCTTCGATGGACCTCAGACGTTCAGTCAGCGTGCTCTGAGTGACTTGGTGACCGGTGTAGGGGCAATGATATTACTGATTTCTTCATTTGACCTTCCGAGAAATTTAGCGTTTCGCGTAGGTCAATGGCTTGGTAAAGTCTCATACAGCCTTTATCTTACCCACACAGCAGTGCTTAATATTTGCATAATAATATTTTACAATCGGTTTGGCGCGTTATTCACCGCACTCTCTGCGGTCTTAATAAGCCTGCTTATTGCATCCATCTGCCAGGCAATCATAGAGCGCCCTTCAATTCACCTAAGCAGGGCAATAATGCGAAGAACTATGCCGCACTATGTAACATAAAACAGCTGAACCCGTCTGGAGCAAAAACAATAGTTTTTCTTAACAACAACACAAAACCGATAGACAGCATATGCTTGCAAAGATCGCATCATTGTTTCGCACCAGGCCCACGGTAAAACTCGACGAGTTCAATACAATCGAACGACTGTTCATTGAGCAGTTCGCAGAGTTCACCATCATCAACGCCGGTGACCAAGTACCTGATATAGCGTTACCAGCCGTGGGTTTTTTAGGGAGAAACCCGGAAACCGGGCGTCTCCCCAGGACAATCTTCGGTAGATTCGGCAATCAAAGAGAGCGAAAGCCCTATCGAATCATCTCTTTTTACACTGAAGACAATGAGTATGCTGAGCACGCGGCTCGCCTAAGAGCAACGCTTGATCGTTTCAGCCTTGATTACATTTTAGATCCTATCCCGAGTACTGGATGTTGGGAACGCAATTGCGCCTACAAGGCTGAATTCATCTACAAACAATGGCAACAGTCATCCATCCCCGTCGTGTGGCTCGATGCAGATGCAACACTTGAGCAAAATCCTGAACTATTTGCATCGCTTAACGCTGACTTTGCCATCCACAAGTGGACATGGGATTACGCTCATCATGCGGCAGGTTGGGAGTTTTGTTCCGGCACGCTCTACTTTGGAAAAAGTGAGCGCGCCGAGGCGCTGCTAAAACAATGGATATTGCGATGCAAGGCTGATCCGTACACTTGGGATCAAGTACATTTATGCTCTGCATGGTGTGACGTCAGCACTACTTCTCCCCTCCAAACTGCTTGGCTCCCTCGTCCGTACCTGCAAATCGATGGTGCCCCTGACACAGAATCGACGGTTGTGAAGCACTGGCAAGCGTCGAGAAAACTTCGTACTGAAGGAAAGATTTCTGAACATAAGCCGCTAGAAATCACTGAAGCTGGCAAAAACGATCGCCAATCAAATAGATTGTGGCGTACGCCTGAAGAAAGCTTCTGGATACAGGAAGGAGTTCTGCATATCATTCCGGATGTTGGCTTTGAGTTCCCCGAAGGCTCTGACATTGAATCAATGCTTCGCGAAGCAGCGATGGGCCATTTTCCTATATTGGAAATCGGCTGTGGAGCTGGGCGCATCGCATCACTGTTTCAGCCGGCAGAGTACATTGGTGTAGATGTGAATCCAGTGTCGCTAATTCAGGCACGAACCACTCTCCCCAACCACTACTTTAGAATATTCGACCAAGGCTATCAGTATCCGGAAGCTCCTACGGTGCTCTTTTATAACGTGTTGCTTTACATTTCCGATGACAACATTAGAACCGTCCTCGGACAAGCATCTCAAAGCCGGAAGCGCCTCATAATAGCCGAATTGATGAATAGGCGTTGGCATATAAAAGACACCCCACCGGTATTCAACCGAGACCCTGAGGATTATATTTTAATGATGCACAAGCTCGGCTTTCACCTGTCAACGTTTTCCAAAAAAGAATATGAACAATACGGCAAAGAGCCATGTAATGTCAGCAGAGATAGCAGTCTTATCATCCTGACTTTTGACGCCAACTAGATAGTACCGTCATGCAATTTTTAACCTGAAAACCAGGCACATAGCCTGCTCGGCAGTGGTAAATTAATCGAGGCGCCTAACGTAGCGGATAGCGACGCCCACATTATTAAAGTATTTACAATTAAATTGTACTTGACCGATGAATTATTCATAACCCCGTATCAATTCGCGTTAAATCACAAAAAATTTGCCAAATCAAAAATTTAAACTTCAGAAAACAAATTTACAGGAATAAATTTTCCGTTAGCATATTTATATCCAAGGTCAACATCGAAATTATCAGGAATCTTTACCGCTACCCCTTCCCCCGAATTCCATTTCGATATCCCATCCCATAAAATGAGATTGGTAACCACTTCATCATTTACAACAGCGTAGGTGCTCATGCGTACTCCGAGATAATCACAACGCCAGGTGCACCATTACCTCCAGGATAAGCAATGCCACCTGAGTATGATATTGCACCACTTCCACCTGATCCGTATCCTGTACCGCTAACTCCTGCACCCGCTAACCCGTGTGCCCCTCCGCCCATTCCAAGCGGCGAATTTCCACCCGCGGCGCAAGTTCCAATATTCGGGGACAACAACATAGATCCGATTGATACATTGCCCGGCATTTGCAAAATATTTCCCCCTGGCGACAAAGGCGGCTGATTAGCATTCGCGCCAGAAAAAATCGGTGGAACAACCGCCGGCCCCCTGGCACCGCCCGCCCCACCAGCCGCCGCCAACAGCGTGCCAAAACTCGTCGATCCACCATTTAATCCAGCATTCGCACCCGCAGCTCCACCTTTTCCTCCAGCTCCGATCGTCACCGATACCCCGCCATAGAACCCGCTCGTGAATCGGGATTTGCTGTAAGTCGCGGAAGTGCCTGCACCCCCTACCGCTCCTTGCCCCGACGCGGGTGCCGCACACCCGCCACCGCCGCCGCCCCCACCAACAGCTTCAACGATGATACTTGTCGTACCAGGCGTTGGAGTGTAGGTCCCGGACTGAGTGAATTTTCGCACACCCAATAGTCGACCTGGAATTTTTGCAGTGCTCGCCTCTTGCGAATAAAGCGACGGCAAGTTGCCCTGCTCAATCTTTAGCCGCCGCCAACACACCGAATTGACGGGTGCGGTTACGCCTTCAAAATCGATGTAGATCTGCACAAATGTGGTACCGTTCGGGGTCGTCCCAGAAAGGTAGTAGCGCGTAAAGCATGCTTCATTCGGGATCGGTACCGGATTCCCGATATCCGCGATCGCGTTACCAGCGCTATCCATTGCGACAAGCGATATGCTTACTGCGCCGCTCGTCGCTCCGTTGGCGACATCTATACCCGCGCAAATCGAAACGCCTGCCCCAATTTGCACGTGCGGCGAGGCACAACTGTTAGTGAACGACGACAACGACGAGGTGCTGGCAAAATATGATCCATATCCTCCAGCAGCATCGTTCAATTGGATAAATGGCCCGCTAAGAAACCATCCTGCCGCGCCAAATTCTCCCGAACCATTGAACAGCAGATTTGGACTATTGACGCCGTTAAGTTTATTCTCCGTATCAACGCCCACTGCATTAACGGTGTTCGGAATCGCCTGTTTCAAATTCGCGAGCAACGTGGCAATCGTCCCTTCGTCGATCGCATCCGAGCCAGTCTGATCCACAATGAACTGCGCAAGAACAGCCGCCATAATCGAGCTTTGTCGCCAGACCTTATTGAGTTGAGCGGACTGTGCTACGCCCGATTGAAAGCCGGCAAGCCGAGCGGTCAAAGCCGCATAAGTCGCCTGATCGATTACGTTTGCACCGGCACCACCGCCGAATGGGAGAAAATCGTTGCTTGCCATTTTGGTTCCTATGCAAGTTCGCCCCAGGCGCCGACATCTAAGCCTGAGACATATTCGTTATCCATGTCGAAACCGAGCAGCGGCGCGCTGTCGGCCGACGTGACGATCGTATAGTCGACGCGCACGCCTTCCGGTTTAAGCGGAACATGTCCGCCCGCGAGCAGCGCGAGAAACACTGCGGACGGCACTTTACCGGCGACGTCGATTGTCATCGACATGTCCTGGTGGTCTTCGATGAACACGTGCGTGTCAAAGCCGAAAACGCTGTTTAGAATCGCCGCGCTCGATTCAAGCGTACCGTCCCAACGGTTCGCTCCAATCTTCGCGCGGATCACCAGCCGGTACGTGCCGTCATCGAGTGTCGTCTGCCCGGTATCGGGGTCAAACGGCCCTTTCCAGCTTCCCTGATCGAAGCCCAGTCCGTCCGTGTCAAACGAAAAGTAGATCTCAGTCAGTGGCGTGAGGATCTTGCGTGACGCACCCACCCAAAGACCTATGACATCGAGTTGGGCGCCTATCGCGGTATCGAGATCAAACTTGTCCGGCATGCTCGCGAGCAGATTCATTTGGTCGACGAGCGGTTGCACGACGGCCACAATCGTTGCCATGAACCTCGGCTTGTCGCAATGCTCTGATGTAATTAGCGGGGTGTAATCGTTCAAGTCACCCATCACGTCACCACCACATTCACATCGTCCGGTGAACATGACGCCGCCTCGTTAAACAGCAGCACGACATCAGGCACGCCGGCGCCACGCGGACCGGTTAGCGCCAGCCCAGATAGCTTGAACGTCACGCCACCGCCGACGCTGTTCGCCGCGGTCAGCGCGTCGCCCCACTCGACGCTGCCCGACAGGCCGCCGCCAATCGGCACACGGTTGATGTAGTCGGACACCGCCTTCTGAATCTGCTGTTCAACCTGCGACGTGTAGCCCGTGAGCGCCTTCAGTCGCACGGTCGCCTTGATAGGCGCCGCCGTGGGCCGGAAGAAGCGAATCGTGATTGGCCGGCCATAGATGTCGTCCACGGTCACCGCCGTCGTCCCGTACGTGCCTGCGCCCGGCGTCTTCTTCATGGCAATCGCCGTCGCGATCTGCGTAGCATCGCCGCCGTCCACGACCAGCGAGATCGAGTGCGAAGGAATCCCGTGCTCGTCCGTCTCGCTCATGTCATTCTCGTACGCGACGTGGCGAGTGACGCCCTTCACGCTCGCCACCGCGCCGATGATCCCGTCCAGCACCGTCAGTGACGGCAGCGCGGTCGAGGTCGTCTGGCGCTGGCGTAGGGCGGCGTCCGATTCCACGGGCGCGCCGACTGACGCATCGGCCGGATTCGTGACGGTCTGCCAGCCGCGCGTCGGCGTTGCGATTTGGCTGATCGTCCCCGCGCGCGCCGTCACCGCGCCGAGGCTTTCGCACCTCGCAGTGACCGTGATCTGTCCGCTCGGCGGGATCGTCACGGTGGCCGGCAACAGCCATTTCACGCCGTTAGCGTCTTTCGCCGCACCGTTCGTAATCGTCGCACCGGCCTGCCCGACGAGCACGAGGTCCGCGTTCGAATACGACGCGACCTTCCGTGCAATGCCATTGATCTTCACATTGCTCGACAGCGCAGCGCCTTGTGCCGTGGCCGGGCTGAACGATTGGTAGATCGCGATCGCAACCGAGTTCACGTCGCTGATCGCCTTGGCGAACACCGCAAGCAGTTGCCCATCCTGGCTGTCAGGCTCCAAATACGTGTCCGCACCGTAGATCGCCCGGTACTGATCTTGCAGGAACGAAAATACGTCTGCATATGTCGGTGCAGTGATGCCGTTGGCGTCAATGGTGGGTGCGATAGTGGTGAGCGTCACAATGTCGCCTTTAGCGTGGTAGTGCCATAGAGGGTGTTAATTGTCACGGTGACGGTCAACTTGCGCGTCCCGGAATCAGCAGAACTCAAGTAGCGGGTGATTTCGGTCACCCCCTGGGTACCGAGAATGCATTGGCGGATCGCCGCGTCGTATGTCGCGCCCGTGTACTTTCCGAGCACGTCGGTCGCCCAAGGCATGCCGGCCGTCGTGTCGAGAAACCATTCACCGCGCAGCAAGCGAAGACGCGTGAGCACAGCCTGCGCGACCGCCCCCGGAGTGTTCACGAGGAAGTCGGCCGCGCCCCCGCCAAAGACGTAATCGCCGTCAGCGTCGAGTTTTCGGTATCGCATGGGAATCTCAGTTGACTGGGCCTGTATTGCCACCCCGCGCGTCGGGGTGCGTATGCGTGTCGTCAACGCGCTTGCCATTTGCTGTGATCTGGCCGATCACGTTTAAGATGCCATTGAACACTGTGGCCGCGCCGCCCGCTGCGCTGCCGACCATGCCGCCGACAAAGGTCAGCAGGCCCGTGATCGTCACAGCCGCCGAGAACGTTGACAGCGGCGCGACCACGTCGAAGCCGCCGGGTGCAACGATCTTGACCTTTTTCTGCTCCGGGTTCAGGTCGATGTAGGTTGTGCCATCGTCACTGCGCAACTGTGTCGAACTGCCGCTCACACCCGCGAGTGCCCGCGGCCGCGACCGAAAGCCGAGCAGCACGAACCCGTCCGACAGGTCATGCATGCGCAACTCAGCCTGCTCCTGCACGCCGCCTGACTGCCACCACGCATCGATGCAGCGCGAGGCGAATACGACAAGGCACTCGTCGCCCTGTTTTACCGGAAACGTCAGCGTACAATCTCCGCCAGCGGGAAACTGCACCGGGCAGTCGACCAGCAGCGGCAACGCGACACTCGTGATCGTGCCGTCCGGGCCGCGCGCTCGAATCTTCAAAGCCGGTTGGACGCTACACGTCTGGGCGTCGCCATCGAACGACTGGATTACGCCCGGCAGAGCAGTCCACATATCCGACTGCAGACCACGAAATGCCGCGCGCAGCGAGGCCAGCGGATCGTGGATTCGCTCTTTTCTGTCCATAGAGAAAAATTGGATTGCGACTATTGCGGCAACGCTCGCCTGCGGGAGCGCTCAGTCTGTCGAGAACCGAAGCGTCACCGTACACTGGAAACCCATCCGCTAACCGTACGGCCTGACAACGTCAAGTTTCGGTGGAACAGGACCTGATACCCCCTGTTCCGCCTTGGTCAATAGTTCCGTATCAATCGGTGTTGCATCGACAGCAAGGCAGATTGCCTCCGTATACCAATCATTACCTCGCGTATCCCCCCAGTGCTCATTCGTCATCACGTAGTAGTAGCCGTCCGAGTTGAACTTGTTCTGTCGTGAAGCGTTCCAATTTGTGATCTGCTGGTCGTGCCGAAGGCTGAATTCGTATTCCTGGATGCTCCGATTGTTCAGGTGAATTAGCCGGCCGATTTTGATGCTCGGGTTCAGCAGCGTTCGAATAGTGATGCCATTCTGGGTCTGCTCGGGCAATCCAACCATCCCAGTGTTCGCGTTGATTACCGGAACATCGCCGGGCACATACGACGTCTCTGGAACGATCTGCAGTTTCCCATCCTGGATCGACCATAACGTCTGGGTCGAGCGCGCGACCGTCTCAAGGTGGTCTCGTGCCATACCGAACAACACCTTGCCACGCGGCAGCGGGTTCGGTGGCAGATCGGGGATATAACCCAGCGTCACGCCGTACTTCCCCATTGTCTTGAGGCAAGCATCGACGATGTCTACTTGCGTCGCGCCCGACGCAAGCGTCGTGCTGACCACAGCGAAGTTGTACGCCATGTCTCCGTCAGCCGCCGTGATATCGAAGTACGTGTCTGTCGCGTTCTCGCGCCCGTTACGCACCTGCACAATCGATCCGTCGAAGATAATCCCGTAGTTGCCCTCGTAACCGGCCTGTAGCACTACACGGCTAAACTCCTTCAGTTGGGCCTTCTGCGCTGTGCCTGGGGCAACGTTGTACACGCGGATCCTCGCCGAGTTCGGCGTTTGAAGGTCACCACGCTTCACGCGGAACGTGAACCGCAGCTTTGACAGATCTACAGTGTCACCCGTGTCCTGCCCAATGACTAAAGAAGCGCTTCGCCCAAATTGCTTTATGCTCATTCTTGCAACGCCCAATAAAAAGCCGCTGCGGGGCTCCTCAAAATGACTCTGGTATGTTTACCGGTTCCTACACCTAAAACAGCCGGAGCATATATGAGCTCGTCAAATAATAAGCCAGTTGTACCGAATCCCCAGCCTGTTTATCGGGCTCCGACGAAAGACGGTTTCAACAAAGGCTTTCCTACCCCGCGACCCACCACGCCACAGAGGCCGCAACGATAAAAACGACTGGACTGGCTGCGGCAGCAAGCCGCAGCCTATTCAACCATCTGACCACGATTGCATTACTCGTTGCCACCATATCAATCCGTTGTTGAAGATTTTGGATCTCGGCCTCTCTCAAATCGTGGACAGAGAATTCCGGCTGGTACAAATTCCGTGGCTCGTTATAGATCGACGGCATCTCCCGAAACATCAGACATTTCCAGACAAGCAGCAAGCTCAAGGCCAGAAACCACCCCGTAAACGCCATTGCGCCAACCGAAAGCCAGTTGCAGCTATTCTGCTCCAGCGCTTTCGCACCGTATGCCAGTCCGCCGCCAAGAGCAGCGAGAAAAACGGTCAAAGTGGTCACTGCGTCTTTCGCAATCAAATCCGCGCACGCGTGATGCGTTTTCAGATTTTCGATTGCAGACTTTTCCACCCATTTCAGCAGATCGCTCACTTAGCCCTCTGTCTCAATCGTCACCCAATATAGCTTACTTCCAACGCCTAAATCTCCGAATGTCGGAACGTCATCAGGGTTCTTTGCGCCTTGCACCCGCAAGCCACCGCCAAAGCCGAGATGGCGGTGCTGCGCAAGCAGATCGACGCCCGTCACGAGCGGAATACCGTTCACAATCGGGCCGCCAAACGAATCCCCAATATCCAATATCCAGCCCGCGCCGGACGCCTCACGATACTGCACCGTGAGCCGATAGTCGATGCCGCCAAGCGTGATCGTGAAAGTCTGCGGCTGCGCAGACAAAGGGATTTCGTAGACGTTCATTGCTGCCCTACGCCAAGCGCAACAGCGCCGCCCGGCGCAGGCGTACCCGGCACCGCTGCTTTAGTACCCATCTCCTGCGTCTCGGCCGTGCTGGATGGATATTTCTGGTCCTCGCGCGGCGGCAGCTTCGTCGCCTTCGTCTCGACGATGATTACCTGTTTGCAGGTCGCCGTAACCATTAACGCGCCGCACGTCTTGGCATCATTTACGACAGAAAGGCTTTGGATCAGCATGTTCGAGTACTTCCGGCGCGACGTGACGATATCGAATGGCTTTCGCCTGTTTTGCAGTTGCAAAAGCTGGCTGTAAATCGCATCAACGTACGTACTAGACGCCATTGACATCAGCCCGCGGTCGTCGAACGAAACCTGCGCAGCTCCAACCAGCGCGGCACCATCTGCATTGGACCAGCCGCACTGGATCACTACCTCGCGCGGCTTTTGATACGCGTGGTCGTTGACCGGCGCATCCTTTTCAACTGGATGCTCGGTAATGACAAGTTCATCACTGTACACCTCTTCGATCGTCGCCGAGATGGTGATATCGCCCAGTTTTTTGGTCGACAGCAACACCATATCAGGGCCGATCATGACGTGACCCCTTCCATGTTGCGGACCATGTCTGCGTTCACACGCTGCTGCTCGCGCGCGACGGCATTGCCGGTCGCGACCGGATCAGATGTTCCATTTACGTTGATTTTGATGTTTTGTTTGATTTCGACGGGACGCGCTTTATTGG